GATGCTCAAAAATTACCTAACGATTGGTATGTGATGAAAAATTCAATAGAAAGTTTTGGTATTTTGAAGTGAAACTGAAAAACTTTGGAAGAAAATTTCGCTATTTGAACTGGAGTAGGAGCGGGAGTGGGAGCGTGAGTTGGAGTAGGAGTGGGAGTAGGAGTGGGAGCGGGAGTAGGAGTTGGAGCTTGAGTTGGAGCTTGAGTGGGAGCAGGAGTAGGAGCGGGAGCAGGAGCAGTAGTTTTTAAATGAAACTGAAAAACTTTGGAAGAAAATTTCGCTATTTGAACTGGAGTAGGAGCGGGAGCTGGAGTTGTAGTGGGAGTTGGAGCGTGAGTTGGAGTAGGAGTGGGAGCGGGAGTTGGAGTTGGAGCTTGAGTGGGAGCAGGAGTAGGGGTAGGAGTAGGAGTAGGGGTGGGAGCGGGAGTTGGAGTGGGAGCGTGAGTGGGAGTAGGAGTTGGAGTGGGAGTGGGAGTGGGAGGTGGAGTGGGAGTTTTTAAATGGCAACACTAAAAGAAATATTCGATAAATTCGAATGGAGCGAAATGGAGTTTGAAGAATGAATCAAGATGCATGGGCAGAGGCATTAGCTCTTAGTGTTTTCTTTATATGTGTAGCTTGGGTTATAGTTAGTTTATTTAGATAGGGGCATGGATGAAAGTCTTAGTAGCCTGTGAGTTTAGTGGAATAGTGAGAAATGCTTTTCGCAAACAGGGGCATCAAGCATGGTCTTGTGACTTATTGCCCACAGATAGTGAATCTAAATATCATTATCAATGTGATGTAATGGAAGTAATTAATAATGATTGGGATTTAGTAATAGCTCACCCACCATGCACGTATTTATGCAACAGTGGTGTATGTTGGTTATATAAAGACAAATCAAGGTGGGACAAAATGAGAGAAGGTGCTGAATTTTTTAAAAAAATATTAAATTGTGATATAAAAAAAATCTGTATAGAAAATCCAATCATGCACAAGTATGCTGTTGAAATTATAGGTAGACGACAAGACCAAGTAATTCAGCCTTGGCAATTTGGGCATGGTGAAACAAAAGCAACCTGTTTATGGCTTAAAAATTTACCACGATTAAAGCCAACAAAAATTGTTAGTGGTAGGCACCAAAGACTGCATTTGTTGCCGCCAAGTAAAGACAGGTCCAAGCTTAGAAGTATAACATACCAAGGCATAGCCGACGCAATGGTGGCGCAATGGGGGTAGATAAATGAAATCAAAAAAGATTAAATATACAGAACAAAAGTTAGTACCAGAAAAAGACAGTATAGTTATTATACACACATTTAACAGATACGAGGACAGAGAACAGATTGACGATCTAATTAATTTTGCTAAGAACGCAAGCCTAGTTGAAATGTGGTACATAAATACTTTTCGTAATCATTATAAACATGATTCTTGGAGAGCAGAGGCAAAAGACAGAGGAATTAAGCTGCATGATACAACAATTGATTTTGTTTATGAGAAGTTAAAGGAGTATTTTAATGATGAGGCGTGAGTCAGATGACCAATGGTTAATTAAAGAACACTCAAGAGGAAATCTTGAATGCGGAGGATGTGATTATTTATATCAATACCCTAAAAGATGTAAATGTGGAGGATTAGTTCATTTAACTATTGTACAAGAGCCAGACAATACTAAATCTAAATACAAGACTTGTGATAGATGTGAAACGGATTACAAAGAGGTTTAAATGGATAAAGAAAAAAGAGAAAGAAGAATTTCAGCAAGAATAAGAACATCATTATTTAATTGGTATCGTGAAAGAAATATAAACATTTCTGAATTTATTAATTATAACTTGGCAAGAGTGGCAAGGCTTGATATTTGTCCAACTTGTTCAAGGCCATTTAAAGAAAAAAGGAGTTAAAATGGAGATTAAAAACGTAGCATCAGAGAAATTTAAAAAAGACATGGAATATATTATGAAAGATTGTGAGTATTGGTTGTCAAAAGCCAACTTTCCATCGACCGCACAAGTTTTGTATTATGTACTAGCTAGGAGAGCTTTTAATTTTGCAAATCCAAAAGAACCAAAACAAGGAAGTAATCAATCACAGATGCCATTTTAGTATATGGAAACAAAGTTTAAAGAATTAAAAAGTGGCACAAAACTTCCACTTTTAAACCTTAGAGGTAAAGACTATTTACAAGTAGCATGGCGACTTGTTTGGTTTAGAGAAGAACACCCTGATTGGGTTATAGAGACAGAATTTGTTACATTGTCTGAAGAATTGGCGCTTTGCAAAGCTACAGTTAAAGATGAAAACGATAGAGTAAGAGGTTGGGCTCATAAACAAGAGCACAAACAACACTTTCAAGATCATATAGAAAAATCTGAGACAGGTGCAATTGGAAGGGTTCTTGCAATACTTGGCTATGGAACTCAATTTGATCCAAACTTAGATGAAGGCGTTAGAATAGTGGATGCTCCGCTTGAATTAGAAACTGAGCCTAGAAAAACAATAAAGATTGAAGTTAATGAGGTTATTCAAGCTCAACCATTAAAACAAAACCAAAAGAAATTAGTAAACCATGCCCCTCAAACAAGAGAAGAAGCAAAGCCAATCACTCAAGACCAGCTATCAAATCTTAAAAATTGGGCAATTGAAAACAAAAAAGAGCCAGAAGAAATCTCAAAAATGATTAAAGAACACACTGGTTGCGAGAAATCAATTTACCTAAACCAAAAGCAATATCTAATACTTGCTGAAAAACTAGGATTCAAGCCATGAGTGAAGTAAAAATGTCTTTAATTGAAATTACAAAAGATCTTCTTAATGCATTAGAAGAAGACGAGCCGTCGTTAGAACATTTAAAAGAATCATTAATGCAGGCTCATGAAAATAAAGTTACAAATTATTGTAATTTTCTTTCAAGACTTGACAATGAAAGAGAATATCTTAAAAAAGAAATGGATCATTTAAAAAACCAAGTTAAAAAGCTAGACAAACTTGAAGAAAGATTAGATGACATAGTTAAATATGTCTGTGAAACCTTAGGAACTAAAAAGCTTGAAGGTACAAATGGTCATTATTTAAAAATTACTGTTAATGATGTTGTAGAGATTCAGGATGAATCTCTTATCCCCTCAGAATTTCAAACAGTTGTCACTAAAGTTAGACCTATTGATGTTAAAAAAGCTCTACTTGATGGAAGAGATGTGCCAGGTGCAGCACTAAAGAAATCTGTTACAGTTCAAAAGAAATAAGTTGATTAGATAAATAAAGCCTCTTTTAATTTACTGATGGAAGAGGTTTTGTTTTATGCGAAGATTAACATCGAAAGACACGTCGTTAAAAAAAATGGTCGTCCAATCTACAAGAATAAAAAGACTGGCCGATTTTTTCTCGGTAAACGTCATGGCCTTGTTTTGGCAGAGGATGCCCTTTTGTCAAACCTTGAAACTTGTCGTATTAAACATGGGATCACTGATCCAATTGATTTTCCTATACATTGTATTTTCACTTTCTGTTTTAATGCGAGCAATTACTATACAAAAAAGGGCGAGATAAGTAAGAAGTTACCAGACCTATCCAATCTAATTCAGCTTCCAGAAGATTGTTTGGAAAAGGCTAGAATAATAGCTAATGATTCATTAATCCACTCGCTAGATGGATCTAGACGTTTAGCCCACAGCTCTACACAACTTGAAATTAAAATATTAAGATATAAAGGTGAGTTTAGAAAAGATTAAAACATACATTTCAATCATAGCAATATTCTGTGGAGCAATAGGTTTTGTGTTTACTACATTTACAACATTTAAGTATGTTGATTCTCATTTTGAATCATTCAATTCAAGACTTAGTGATTTAATTATGAGAATAGATCGTATCGAAGAGAGATTAAATGGTAAAAAATAGAGAATGTTGATATTATATCAATATATGGTTAAATTTTTATTAAACACAAATCAAATAGTTTTAATACCAAAAGAGCTAGCCTGTGCTTATATTAAACAAAATAAAGATTTGATTATTTCAATGTGTCTCGTTTAAAGGCTTTGCTTCGCACTCATTAAGTTTCTTAACAACTTTTCTTAAGTCCACTTCATTTAAAGCAAACCATGAATCCATTTCAGATATCTTTGTACCAATGTTTTTTTCTTTATTAACCCAGCACATACCGCTCGCTGGTTCTAATATACATAAAGAATCAACCTTAAGACCTGAGGCGCAAGCTACAGTTAAAGCTATTAACACACACGCAACAGCTATTTTAATCAATAAGCTTCCCAATTTCCTTTTGCAGGTCTTCGGTTGATTTTTCTTTTTTCGCTTCTTCAATCGCATTATCTAACCTTTTCTCACGTCTTTTGAGAGCGAGTAATTTTAAAGCCTTTATGATTCTTTTTATACCTGAGATTAAACTCGGAAGAATCTTTAGTAAGTTTACTATCGCTTGTAACATACAACGCTCCTAAAAGAGTGATAATTAAAAATAAAGCCGATATAAATTCCATTATTCCTTTTTATTGTTTGGAAACCCAACCCAATCAAGGATCTTTTTTATAATATGGCCCGCTCTTTCAACAGCCCCATCGTCTGCTACAGTTGGAGTAAGTCTCACAACAATTTCAGCCACAACAAGTAATGCTAAAACAAGCTCAGCTATATTACCCATATTTGCCTTAAGTAATTCTATAATTTCTGCCATTAGGCCCCCTTTGCTTTCTTTTTTAATATATCTTCGATGGATTCCGATCCATCTTCCATAACCTTATTAGGATCTAACAACACACCTTCTTTGTTAAGAGAATTTATGTTTTTTGCCTTTTCTATAGTATTCATTCTAGACGATTGTACGTCTTTTTTAGTTTGTTCTATGTCTTGTGGATTGACTGGAAGATTTTTAATTTCTCTATATCTAATTGAGAAATCCCTTAATTGATTAATTAACTCTTCTTGAACCTCTGGAGGAATATTCATTTGCCTTATTTTTTGTACTGTAGGCATTCCTTGAATCTTGGATATTCCTTTTAACACTTGTTTTGTCATGGCTGGACCATATTTATCAACAGCTGCTCCAATCATAGCGCCTGCAACCGCAGCCTCGCCGCCCCCAGTTAAACCGCCTGAAACAAGAAGTGTCCACATATTAACATTCCTTGATCCTTGTGTTGCACCCTTTTCAAAAGCTGCTTTAACAGAAGCATCCTGAATCATTGCGTTAAAATCCATGTCTGTTAAGTTAGATAGAGCTTCCATTGCCTTTTTATTTTCAATAGATCTTTCAGACATGAGTGATTTAATTTTAGCCTCACTTGATTCAGGTGTGATTCTCTTTATAGGAGCGTATTTAGCCTCTTGAGCAGCCAACGCAGATTCAGCCTGAATTAATCTTTGTTGTTCTGGAAGTCCTTTTATAAGCTGATCTTGTGCTTCTTGAGCTAGGTCTGGTCTAAGCTTCCTAGATTCAATTACTTGCTTTATATAGTCTTGATATTCTGGAAGTTCTTTTCTCATGGCCTTTTCGCCTAAAGGTCCAGCATATTTTTGCTTTAAAGCCATCATGCTTTCAATTGGAGTCATTAGATCTCTTTTTGTATTAGCAGCAAGCCTTCCTAAAAGATCTCTTTCTAATTGAAGATTAGGTTTATCAATACTTGATAATTTACTAATAATTTTTTCATTAGTTCCAAACTTCTTTGATGCTTCGCTTAGTAGTTCTGTTTTAGGAGCTAAAGACTCCATTTTAGCCGCATATTCTGGTATTTCTTCTTTAATGGCAGTATCAAAAGAACGTCTTACAGATTTCAAAGCATTTGAAGACTCATCGCCAAATTCACCATAGCCACGCCCATAATTTACTTCTTTATCAAGTCTTTGGATTATGTTTTTTATAACAGAAGGACTTGCTTCTTCTGGCATTTTATTAAGTAAATTTTCAACCTCTAAAAGTCTTGCGTCAGCTTCTTTAGCGCTTGATCCAAAAAGTTCGCCAGCCATGCTTTTAGCAGAAAGACTTCCTTCATCAAATAAAACCATATTATCATTAGAGGAATTTTGTGAAAATTTTATTCCATCAAATCCTTCTTTTTTCATAAGATCATGTATTTTATCAACGGCACTTGAACCAGTAAGATCTTCATCTGGAAATTTTTCTCTAACTGAACTCATCATTTCAGACCAATTGTCTTTGAATTTTTTCTTTGATAAATCAAACCCATATTTTTCTGCAAATTTTTTGGTTTCCTCCGAATTTGGACTTGTTAAATCAAACAATTTAGGTTTTTTAAATTTATATTCTAAGACCTTATCTCCATAATTAAATACATCTTTCTTATTGGTGCTTAAATATATGCCTTTTCCAAATGTGCCCTTTTTTGATGGACGAATATCAGAGGGTTTAAAATTTTCAAAGGTCCCATGATATGCAGTTATGTCCTGTCCCTCTCCTAATCTAAGAGCAGATCTTTGCCGTGCAACCTCTTCTTTTACTTTGTTAATATTGATATTCTTTTTTGCAGCTTCTAATATTTTATATGATTCGTCTGATTCTTTAATTACTAAACCTTTTAAATCCTCTAATGCACTAGCCACTTCATTTTGAAAACCATGAGGAATTCTTGCATCTTTAACTTCTTGTTTTTTAATTCTAAATGCTTCATTTAAGCTTGCTTTTGAATCCCTTAATGCTTCGCTAACATCAAGTTTTTTTCTTTTAGCGGCATCTTGAATTTGTTTTGTTGCAAGATCTAAAGACGCACTTGCTTGATTTTTTGTTAATTCAGCATTTAAAACATCTTCTTTAACTTTAGAAACTGCTTCATCAACAATTTCTTTTAGATCTTCAACTGATTTAGCATTATCAATTCTATCTGGATTAGCTAAATACCTTTCAATATTTTTTTCATTAACACCGCCGAACACCGAGCCAGCTTTTTTAAGAGCTTTTTTTGTAACTTCAGAGCCTTTTTTGGCAATTGAACCGATAGCAGATAATGCTCCTGGAATTCCAGCGCCCAAACCCCCACCGAAGGCAGCTCCAGTTAAGGCCCCTTTTGCTCTTTCTTTTATTTGACCAGTAATTCCTTCTTCTTGTGCTTCAGGTGATATATTTGTTAATGCACCAAAAGCAGCACCCCCAGCTGCACCACTTACAGCGCTACGAGCTGCCTTTGCAGCAATAGAAGTTCCTTTGATTCCTTTGCCTAATTTGGAAGCAGCTTTAACAATTGCCCCGCCAGGAAGAGGTGATAAAATAGAAGCAAGCTCTCCTTGTGCATAAGCACTTGGTTGTGCCTCTTTTGCCTTAGCATATTCTTTTTGATAATATTTTTTACTCTCTTCAAAACTTGATTCTGGTACAACACTATCTGTTGCATATTCATAAACAGGCTTTGCAGCCTTTTCAATTAAAGCTGTTATTTCTGGAAGATAACCAAGAGTAGCACCTTGCCCAAGACCTGTAAGTCTTGCTTCAGTTTTTGAAATCTCTGGAGCTGTTGTTTCAGATAAATACTTGTCTGGATCAAAAGATTCTTTTGTTTCAGATAAATACTTATCAGGATCAAATGCCTCTTCTTGTTTTTTCTTCTCTTTAGCCATTATAAACCAAACCTTTGAAGTATTGCTTTTGCTCTTGGATCTTTTGGATTTGCTTTTGCCCACTCAATAGCTTTTTGATCTTGAGGATGCGGCGCTGGAAGTGGAGCTGCAACCGCAGTTCCTTCGCCGCCGTCAACTTGTGGAATCCCTCTTTGAGGAGTCTGTGCAAGCTGTAGAGGTTGTCCTGATTTAAGTGCATCTATCTGTGCTTGATTTGCCATAATTGATTGTTTTAAACTTTGTGATTGAATTCTTGCTTGCTCACCAAATTGATCCACATCTCTTCCAACAAAAGATCCAGGCTGAGTTAAATTAAATACTTTAAATTCTAAAAAACTACCTAGTCTTTTTGCCTCTTCAACACCAATAGCGTCGGCACCCTCTGAAGAGTTAAGTGTTTTTAATAAGGTTCTGCCAGCTGCAATCTTTTGATCCTCATCTATTTTAGGATTATCTAAAACATTTAATGTTTGATCTATTTGATTTGCTATTGAAATCTTGACTGCATTCTTTTTAGCTAAGCCTGAAACAATTTCTTTTTTATCTTCTGGTAACTCTACTCCAGCTGTTGCTTTTCTTTCTTGTTCTTTTCTTTTAAGAGCAAGCTCCCCCTCTTGAAGACCTAATTGTTTTTGTCTAAATTGTGATTCTTGTTCTAATTTTTTAGATTGAAGTTGCGACTCTGCTTTTGTAGCCTCTGCCTTTTCTAGTTCACCCGATAACTGCATTAATTGTTTTGCTCTCTCAGCTTCAGCAGCTTTCTCTGCTTCAATTCCTTTTTGGTATTGACCAAGACCAGCCTGACCAGCCTGAACACCAGCCATTGCCCCGCTCGGCCCACCAAGAGCAGATCCTAAAACAGTTGGTAAAGCAGCAAGAAGCCCAGCCTCAAGCAATCCACTTGATTCATCTTTTGATCCATAAAGCTTATCTTGCATTGTTTTAGCGGCTGCCATTCTTTTCATCATTGCTTGAATATTTGGATCTTCAGTCTTAGCCGATTCTTCTTGAGCCACCCCTTCAGACGCTTGAGACATTAATGCTTTTGAAATATCTCCAAGAGAGCCTGACATTGGAGACTTTTCTTGTTCAGCTTGAGCAAATAAATTTTTAATTTTCTTTTTTTCAGCCATAAACTATTTCTTCCCCATTGCACCGCCAGAACCTAATTGATTCTGTACAGCTTGTTGCATAGCTCTTCCTATCATCTCTTGGCTTACAGCACCTCTTTCAGCACCGCCTAATTGAGCTTCGCCCATCATAGAAGTAAGTTGTCCCATTTTTTCTCTTTGAGCCTGCTGAAGGTTAAATTGCTGTTGTGCTGTTTTTGCTTGCTGTTGAGATTGTAATAAATTTTCTAAAGACTGCTGTGCAGCTTGTTTTTGAGCAATGTTTTGAACCATTAAATCACGCTCTACATTTGCTCTCGCAGCCTGTGCTTGATTAAGTAATTGTGCTTGCTGAGCGCCAGCTAAACCGCCTCTAACACCGCTTCTTGCTTGTAATCCACGAAGGGCCCTTAATTGTTCTTGTTGTCCTTGCTGCATTCCAAGCATGGCCTGCTCACGTTGAGCTTGATATTCTGGAGCTTGAAGGCCCATTTGTGCTTGATTAAGTCTATCAACTAATGATCTTTCAATTCCAGCCTGATATCTTGTATCATCAAGTCGGCCTAAAGAACCAGCGCCGAAAAGTTTTTGTCCACGCTCTTCACCTCTTGCAATATCAGCTTCACGCTGCCCACGAAGAGCTTCCCATTGTTCTTTTTTTTCAGCTAATGTCGGTTGAGCTATTATCGGACCTGCTGGTCTTACTGGTTGAACCCCAGCTAGCCCACCGCCAGGGAGTGCCCCCCCAATATTACCAACACCGCCTCTTGCAATATCTTCAGTTAATTGTCCGCCTGGATTTACTAAATAACCAGAGCCAGGTAAAACCTTGTTTGCGATTGTTCCAACTGGATTTATTACTGCCCCAACTGCACTTCCTACGCTATCAAATAGACCCATCTTCACCTTCCCTTACTGTTGTGATGAAAGTGGCAAGTCCATTGTCCCGACTGATGATTTCTCTATCATCGGTAGCGCACAGGCCAGTATGATTATAACTTTGTGAGATGACTTTTGTCACCCTTGGGCAGCATTCCTGTACTATTTTACGAAGAAGCCCCCTATTCCTATATTCTTTATCAAAATAAGCTCCCCTGACAACCATAACGCAATCAAAAATGACTCTATAAATCAAAAATCCATTGAATGCGCCAGTGTCGCCAATATAAAGCTTAATACTCATGCCCTCAGATAAGAATTGGCAAAGTTTAGCTTCAAGGCCATTGATTTTAACATTTTGCCCACTAACATCTAAATCAATTATCTTATTAATGTTTTCTAAATGAACTTCATTCCAAAACTTATCAAACATGACTATCATGCTAGACATTAGTTTTGACTCATAATCTATAAAACAATCTTTTACTTGAAAAAAGTCACTGTTGCCTGACAAGTCGAGCCCCCAACATTTTTCAAGTATATCCAATCGAGTGTCCACTCTGAATCACCTCTCTCGATGTTTGCCCCACCCACAATATTATCCATAATTACCCATTTAGTAGGGATTAAATCGAGTTCATTTCTAATTTGTAATTCACTTGCAGCTGCTATTTCTACAGCTACAGAAAAACTTTGAAAATTGTCTGAAAAGTCTAGTTTTGTTAAACCATTTGTTAATTCTCTTAAGATATAAATTAAATCTACCGATAAATATTTAATAACATCCTTAACAGATAAATCACCATTATTTCTTAACTCACGAAATCCAGGAAATTTCATTATTCTTTAATTGCAAGTTTATAAGGGCTTGCAATCTCCAATTCCCATCCAGAGAGCTTAACATTTTGTTGAGCCTCTGAATTCATGTATTTAAAACGAATTGATCTAAATTTTCCATTAAGTTTGTGTTTTGTATTTGGCTCAACTGGGCTTCCATAAGGGCTGTCGCCATAAGATTCAAGACCATACCCTTCCCCACCATTACTAAAGTCTAAAGAAAAATCATGTTTAGTAACATCTTTAACATAATTAAATTCACTTAAAACATCACAAGTAAAATCATTGTTATTTGTATCATTTAAGCTATAAGCCTTAAGCCTAATTGCTTTTTTAAATACACTTGGTTCACTAAAGCTATACCAATTTGTGTCGTATTCCCAATCAATAGCGACAGAGTTATCTTGATAATCCCAAGAATCATTTGAATTCATTTCTTTATATAAAATATGATCCACACTTGAGTTAAAACTAGATGCTCTTCTTTCAACAAAATACATTAAATCATTAAATATAGTAGAACCGCCTTGCATATTAATATTATCCCACTTAAGCCAAGCATTCCTGTAATAATCTTCGACAACTAAAATAGAATTAGAATTAGGATGCCTTTCAGAATATGTTGTGGTTTCAGCTGGAATAAAACATATATATTGCTCATTATCTCTATGATTAAGAGCAATTGCTCTTTTTAAAACTAAAACCTCTGCATCTGTTGAAACAATTGGTTTAAACAATGGCTCTACATTAGAAGATAATTCTTGAGGCAATTGTCCTGATGTTAATGAATAAACTCCTTGATCTGATAAGAAATATAAATTTCCTCTCACCTCTTGAATTGTAGCATGAGCAGCACAGCCAATATCTTTAGTTAATACATCTATTCTTATATTTGAATTTGAAAGATCCCCTGTTAAAATATGAATTGATTTATTTTTAAATATAGCAAAAGATTCGTTGTTTTGTTTGATACCAGTTATCTTATCGCCAATATCATTTTCTACTAAAGCCTGATTTGTTCCGAATGCTGGAAAGTATTCAGGCGAATCAATATCAGACCAGAATATTTCATTTGGCGATTCAATTTGACCTGAAATTACAAGTTGTCCATTAAAAGATGCAACATACTTTCCTTTTGGAGGAAGAGATCTATCAGATAATGGAGTTATAAATTGAGCCCCAAGATTTGCATCTGTTATATTATCATTATAAGTCTGAATAGCGGTAAATGAATTATTTGGTATTTCTGCTACTAAATAATAAAGAGTCCCACCATTTTTATTTCTATAAACTGCAATTCTTAAATCATTTGAAATAACTGCATTATCAGCAACAGTAACAGCGGCCCCATCTATTGTAATTGTAGTAGCAGTGATAGCAGTGATATTTCTTGTTACATAGCCTGGGCTTATAGAATCATAAAAATATGCCTTGTCCCCAACCTTCATTGTATGAGAGCCTCCAGAGCCATCGTCAACAGTGATAGTATTAACAGCAACCTGAGCGCCAGCCACTATTGCGCAATTTGTATTAAATCCACTTGAAGCCACAATATTATCAATAGATATATTTATACTTTGAGCAACAGGCGAAACAGAGTTTGAAGCATTTCCAATATTCCCTTCATTAACATTTCCAACAGCATCAATTTGAACATACTGAGTTTTATGTGTATAGGTTCCTGTTAAGGCCCCAGCCCCTCCAGCAGAATCGCCAGGGGAGCCGCCTTGAGGAAGCCCTGCTCTATAAAGATTTTGTCCATCATACTTAAGTAAATAATCATATCCATTTGAAAAAAAGATAAGATTATTTAATTCAGCTGATGTCACATTTTCAAAATCAGTTAAATTTTTATTTGTTTCAGAGCCACTTAACGGATTTGCAACGGGAGTATTCACATCAGACCAGCTTCTTGCTTTTACCGCTAACGCCCCACTTGTAACTAAAGAATGATTTCTAACTAAATCAAGAAATGCCGCAGGCATTGTGTTTACACCACTAACTGTTGCTGTAAAGTTAGCTAGAGCATCTATTTCAGATCTTAGTGTATCTACAGTTTTAATTGATGCCTCATCAAAGCCAATACCAAGGCTTGATGTTAAAACAACACTTGTTCCTTCAGTAATTTCACATTTATATTCCTCATCGTCTGAGTCAAAATAAATAGAAATTAAAGCTGTTGGATCTGCCCCAACATAAGTGACAGTGAGCGTGCTCTCAGATAATTTAGATACTTTATTAGATACTGTTAAAAGCTCAGGCTCTAAAAGACCAGTTGTAGGATTTGTTCTATTATAAACAAATAGACCATAACCGCCATTTGAAGAAGCCGCACCCTTATACCCTCTTCTTTTTTCTATATCACCATTTTTTGCGTATTGTGCGTTTAGAATTCCAGATGAAAATTCATCTGCCCTATTAATATCAGATGACTTTAAATCAAGACCAAAGTGGTTTTTAAATTCCTTTGATAAAATATACGACACACTTAATACCTATCTTCAAATTCTAGATATTGGTCATCTAGAATAGTTACATAATCAACATCGTCATGCGGCTCACTAAAACTATCAACCAATTCTTGCTCTATCATTTGTAATTCTTGACTTAATTCCTGAGAGTCTGAATTTGAATCTCTTTTCATTGTTTTCCAATTCATGTATTCTACAATATATCTTTCGCATTCATCTGGAAGTTCACTTGTGTTACATGAAAACTTATTTGAAACTATGTAGTTATTTGCAGCAATAGTTTCACCGCTTTCAAAAGAAAAACTTCCATCAACAGTAACAACTCCAGTAGAATCATCAATATTTGTAAACTTAATATTTCTCATTGTCTGATTTCCATCAGTATCAACCACACTAAAATATTGGAATTTATTTAATTCATCCACATCAATTAAAGCAGTGTTGTCTAAAGTTAAAGATGTGATAGAAGATCCAGACGTTGTAACAGCTGAAATTTTAGCCCTTCTTATATCGAGCTTATTTAATCTTTTTACATAAGTAAGTCTGATTTTTCCATTAGATTGATCTGGGGTTGGAACAAGTAATATTGTCCCAGACTTTCTTATGTAAAAACTAGGATGCCCTACTGGAAATGATATTCTTTCCTGAAGTTTAGCCTGTTTTAAAACATAATTATCCTTTGATTGACCAGTGACAGTATATTCAACAAGTATAATTTTATTATTTAAGAATATATCACTTGGAAGAGAATACTCTTCTTGTTGAGAAACTACATCAATAAGCTTTTCTTTAGAAAACAAAAGCGGTCTTGCTTGGCAAAAAAGATGCTGTAATCTTTCTTGGGCCATATTTGCATATCGGATGAATTCTGAATCAGGCAAACCAGTTGAATCAGTAAATTCATTATTTTCCGTTTCCTGTCTTGATTGTTCTATTAAAAGCTCAAGTCTTCTCAAAATTAATATTCCTTCATTGCACGTTTTTTCTTCATTGCTGCTATAATTAAAGCAACATTTGGTGATTTTTTATCACCCATCTCTTCAGAGTCCTCAGATTCATCCATTTCTGGTTGTTCTAATTCTTCTTCAACAGATGATTCACCTTCCATCAAAGCCTCAACCTTAGCCTTTAAAGCATCTAGTTCTGCCATTATAGATTTTAAAGAATCCATATCGTTTGCCATTTTGTCTTCTGGCATTTTTTCTTTCATTGCATCCATTACCTTCTCTAACATTTTATCCCCCTAGTAGAGCTGATTTATAACCTTGCATAATTTGAGCAAGTGCATTTCCTTGATTTTCAACTAACCCTTGCTGAGCTTGTCCTTGTTGCTGAAGAGCCATTTGCTGAGCCTCTAAAAGTCTTCGCTTTCTTTCTTGCTCAGCCTGCATTAGTCCTTGTAAAAGACTAGCTCCAGCCGCTACTCCAGCAATCGCTAAAGGTGCTGCCATAATTTAATCCCCCTTAACTAAAATTAACTTCCCAATCACCAATATAAATACTTCCATCATAATCAAGCCAAATAACATGAATACTTGATGCGTATTCATTCACAACAGGCTTAACACCGCCAGCCCACTTAACACTTGCTGGCCATATTAAATCTCTTGGCGTTGCACCCTGAACAACCTTTATTCTATAATCACCGCCTGTAACAGGATTAGATAAAGTTAATGTCACATCCCCAGTCGCACTCGAAAGATCTAAAATTTGTTTTGATCCATCATTAAAATTAACAGTTTGAGTTGTGCCAGCTGGAGTAAGTGTTGACGCTTGATTTCTTCCAATGTTTTTTGAAAGTTTTATAGTTGTAACAGAATAATCAGTATATGAACCAGTTACAAGCTGATGGCCATCTCCAGAACCTAAATGCCTGTGATCGGCAATCTTAACCCAACATGAGTTGCGAAGCACTGTACCCCAGTTCTTTTGACCATTTGTAGGTATCGTTATTGCTAGTCCTGTCAGCGTTTCATAAGCCATTTAATTATTCCTTTTAAATCATCTTTCTGAAGACAACATAATTGTTTAAATTCGATGCGCTTGGGCTTGTTGCTCCAATATTCGCATTTCTAACCATTCTTACCTCTAATGTATCCCCAGCATTACATTCTGCCTCTGCAAATCCAGTGATTGTTGAATTTAATCCAACCCCAGTCACTTGATATAAAAATTGTCCCATATTTTTATAAGCAGAATTATTTTTATAAAGCCTCATTGCAACCTCTGAGTTTGCAGCTGTAGAGCTTGGGCTTCCACTTGCTTCAAAATTACAATTTACCATATATCTCCCTCTTATTGGGCAAGTAAAAACACCAGTTGAGGTGTTATAAGATCCATGAGTATCGTATTCTTTTGAAGTGTGAACAATTGTTCCAAAGCTAGTACCAAGAGCTGTTGAACTTGATCCATAATGAGCAACAACTTCTTCACTTACTGCAACCGCAGCTGGACCGCCAAGTCTATAAACTGAGATAGTGCATGGTCTTGCTGTAATAGTTGAATTACACCTGAGATCAAATCTTTCGCCAGCCGTTCTTCTTGGAACCAATATTCCCCCAGAGCTTCCTTGGCCGCCAGAGGTAGCATAGCTAGTTAAAACCCTTCCATACAAAGAACCGCCAATATAAAGATCAAATCCTACTGTGGCTCCAGCATTATCAGCACAAGTTAAGCTAACAAAATAATCTCCAGAGATAGGTAAAATATATTCATCCCCGTCCCAGCCACTATGACTATCTTGAGCTGCTGTCGCTGTTATTCTGGTTGTGTCAGCAGTTAAAGCTTGAGTGGAGGCATTTACAGCTCTCATAGACACCACTCTTGTTTCAGCGTCTACGCCAATTATTCCATTTGATCCCCATCCAGCTATAGGCACTGTTAAATTCAGCGCAATTGCAATATTTTGTGCAAAATTTATTGTAGAGGAACTAAATGGATCGCCTGAAACAGCTGAGACACTTGTCCCAGTTGTATCCATATATCCAGCATCAAATCTTAAAAAATATTGAGTGGCTGAATACATATAAGCGTGAACACTTGCAGCATTTCCACCTGATTGAGAAACATATCCAGATCCTATATATCCAGCATTGTTATTTGCATCAACCGCAGCTGCGCCACTAAAGTTTAATTTTGCTGAGTCAGCGGATAATCCATTTGGAAGAGAAAATAAATAAACACCACTTCCAGCAGCACCTCCAGCAGAAGTTTGAATATAATTCACATTTATTTTAGCTAAAGAGCCCACTCTTGTTGCCTTAACTGTATCAACAGTTATTGTTCCTTTAGTAGGAGCAGTTGTAACAGCTCCAACAGTTAGAGTTTGTTGGTCAAGCTCTGCTATAATAGAGCCATAAGAAACATCTTGTGGTCCAACTTTAACATTATCAACTTTTAATACATAAGCTGATGCTGATGTTGTAGCTACATGGAAAATTAATCTATATGAAGTTGAAGATGCACTTGTTTGAAAGTGACCAACATATTTTCCAGCAACAGTTGAAGAATTTGAAAATAATTTAAAAACACTTGGCTCAATTAAAGAAGCATTAGTTACATCATATAAGTAAACAATTAAGTCAGAATCAGAAGATGAACTTCCAGCAGAGAATGTTCCACTTGAAACAATATAATCAAGACTTACCTCTAAAACTTGGGCTTTATCAGCCGAGTTAATAGTGAAATCATAACTAGCGCCCTCGCCTTGTCTATTTGCTGCATCTTTTGTAATTAAAAATGAACCGATTCCGCGAAGAGGTGAAGAAGTTGATCTTGTAAATGTAACTGTAGGTGAGCCCCCAGTCCCATCAACAGGACGAGTACCAGCAGCATCAGCGTAGGTTGTCCAGCCAGTCGTATTGGCTTCAGCTGAACCATTTGTAATATAATTAATCCCAGCATCCCCACCACTAGACATTAAAGCCCAATTAGTTGAAGATCCAGAATCTTGTTTTCTATACATATTTCCATTTGTTGTATTCAACAAAATGCTGCCAGGGTTTCCAGCCGTAGCCACACTTGTCGGATCAACAGTTGATGAAATTACATCAGCCCCATCATTAAGGCTTAAGGTTGATTTTAAAGCTTTTACCTTTGTTCCACTAAATATCGTTGCTGGCATTCTTACCTTCCCTAGCTAAGTGAGAAATTAATCTCAGTGAATCATCATTGATTCAGTTAGCCCATAAAGTTGATAGCTAGAACACCGCTTGTTAAAGCTGTGGTTGAATCTAGCCTTCTAACACTTAATCTTGTACCAGAAGCAATTGTCGCTTCAACAGTTTGATCGCTTCCTGGTCCTATAACTAATTTTAAAACTTCACTTGCAGCAGGTCCAGTGTAAAGTCCAATAAACCCACCTGTAGTATCTAGTATCTGTAACTTTTTAACATCAGCGGCTAAGCTTGCAACCAAAGTTACAAAAGCCCCAGCTGAACCATTTATTACAGTAACTCCAGTATCTAAGATATTTGCATCAACAAGATCTACTATATCAAGAGTATTTGTTGTAACAGTCCAAGAACCTGATTGAGTCGCTGCCACTGTACCATCGACAGTGATAGAATTTCCCCCATCTTGTATGTTTACAGCAGACGCACCGCTTGCATTATTAATTGTGACATCTCCGATGTCTACACCGCTATTTGAGCCAAGAACCCATGTACCAGATTGTGTAGCTGCAACAGTTCCATCAACAGTTATTGAATTGCCGCCGTCTTGAATATTAACAGCACTTGCGCCTGCGGCATTATTGATTGTTACATCTCCAATATCATTTGAACCAGCTGGTAAACTTGCTGTTACAGCTACTTCTAATTGATTGGATGCGGTTACATTAACAAGGTCCGTTCCATCGCCTATTCGCATAGAATCAGTGGAATGACTTCTTGCTGGCTGACTAAGAACGTCTACATCTCCGATGTTATTAGTGCCAGAAGGAAGCGCAGTGGTTAAACTAACTAAAGCCTCTCCACTTGCAGTAACAGATAAGAAATCTGCTCCATCGCCTATTTTAATGCTATCTGTTGTATGTGATCTTGCTGGCTGTGTAAGTACATCCACATCACCGATATTATTAGTTCCACTTGGAAGACTTGCCGTTACTGCAACCTCTAATTGATTTGCAGCTGTAACATTTGCAAGATCTGTCCCATCTCCAAGTCTAATTGAATCAGTTGTATGAGACCTTGCAGGTTGACTAAGAACATCTACGTCTCCGATGTTATTTGTTCCACTCGGAAGAGCAGCCGTAACAGCTACTTCTAATTGATTAGCCGCAGTCACGTTAGCCAAATCAGTGCCATCGCCTATTCTTATTGAGTCAGTAGCATGAGATCTCGCTGGTTGTGATAATACATCCACATCGCCTATATTGTTTGTACCAGCTGGAAGAGCTGTTGTAAGACTTACTAATGCCTCACCACTTCCAGTAATAGATAGAAAATCTGTTCCATCTCCAACCTTTATACTATCTGTAGAGTGACTTCTTGCTGGCTGACTAAGAACGTCTACATCTCCGATGTTGTTAGTACCACTTGGCAAAGCCGTTGTTAAAGAAACAAGAGCTTCACCTGCTGCTGTAATAGATAAGAAGTCAGTGCCATCTCCAACTTTAACAGAGTCATCAGCATGACTAAGACTTACATCTAAATCATTTGCTGTGATTGTAATATCTCCAGTAACTCCAGTTAATTTAACTGGAAGTGGACGATTGTTTGAAGGTGTAACTGTATCTTCAGTAACTTCTTGATCTAATCCATCTCTTTTATATGTAACAACGCCAGCCGAGCTTCCACTGCTTGAAACAGTAACAGATGTTGGTCTTAATATTTGAAATGAATTTCCTGTAGCTGGAGCCGTTGGAAGATCTTGTCCAAGGGTTATTGTGTTTGTAGTTTTCGACCAAACATCAACTTCTAAACCTTGATTTGGGCCAGATGTAAACCTCAATCGGTCTCCAACTAAAGCGACATGAGCCGTAGCATTAACAACACTTACAGTTGAATTTGCTTCAACTAAATCTGTTGCAAATACTGATACAGATCCAACATCTCTTACATCAAGTGCGTACTTAAATGGTCCGCTTGGTGAAATAGTTGTAAATTCTGCTGATAATCGGTCGAGTTTTTCTTTATTTGAATAACCTTTTGGTGTTGCCATCCTTGGCCCTCCAGTGCTTTAAAAGCCCTTCTTCGGTTTAACTCCTAATATTTTAAATCCCTTTTTTCTCTTTTAGCAAGGGATAAAGTCTATCAGGACTAGTAATTGAATAATCAATGTCAACAGTTAGTCTTTTAGGTAGTTTACTAATTAATTCTGTGCATAAAAATGAATTTGCTTCATTTAAAGGATTTTTATTTGGAAATGGAATTTTAAACAATTTCTTTAATAATCCCCTAAAGATAAAATAAATTAAAGCCGAATAATCATATCTAGATTCATCATAATTATCCATAATTCCACAAAAAACCTTATCTTCTTCTCTTAGGTCTAGTCTATCTGAATAATCTAGTTCATTAACAACTTTATAATGCTTATAAAAAGATTTATTCCAAACAAGACTAACACCAAAGACAGAGGAATGAACAATCAAACTATTAAACTGAATAGCTACATGGCTTGATTCTTCATTAAGGCCCCACCTTATGATTTTAGATCCTAAAAGATTAGATTTAACAAAAAGTATTTTCACACTGCTTTCCAGTGTAGTAATAAATTACATTTAACAATAACATTTGCTTGTCCAGTGCTTGTATATTTAACTCTTATAATTATCCCTTGAGGGATTTTTGCTGGATAACTAAGAATAACAGGTGACTGTGCTTGATCTTCTGAAACATACCAGTCCTCACCAAAATTATCTAAAACAGTCACTCCATCAGGATGCACAACTTGAAAATCAACCTTATCACCAATTACATGATTCTTTAAAATTAGTTCAGCCCCATTAAGCCATCTTTCAGCAGGTAATGTATAATCAATATTTGTTACAGCCCCAGCTATAGCCGTACCAGCTATTCCTTTACCTCTAAATCTAAACCCATCAGATGCAGCAAACGGCTTTGTTAGAACAACATGCTGACCTGTTACTGGATCTCTTTCTGGTGCTACACTTCCTGACATTATGGCTCCTTCTCAAAACCTTTAGAGGCAAAATCAAGTCTTAATAAACCAGATGTGATATTATCTCTAATGTAAACCTTAATATAATCATCATTTCCAACACCAAACGCCCCCGACTCTCTTAATAAAAATGGATTAGGAAATCTTAAAATAGCAAGAGACTCGTCCGCTCCAGCTTGAAAGTCAGGTCTATAGTTTGCCCCATCGCCTGAAAGAGCAGCCCATTTATTCTTAAAATCCTCTGTTGTTTTTAAAACTGGAAACGTAGTGACTACGTTATCACTTTTAATCTCAACTAGAACTCCGTTAGTTAATCCACCTGCGCCAGACTTAGAAAAAAATTGCCCCCACTTAATACCATTTCCTTGCGCTGAAAACCACATATGCTCTACAAATTTTTGTGTTGCCCCAGCCGCTATTGTAAAAATAATAGGAGTAGCAAGAGATCCATTTTGTAACATATTAGATCCATAAGTTACATGAGTTGCTTCTGCATAGAATAAATCACTTAATTCTTTTGCAGTAATAGATACAGCTCCAGTTACACCAAATAAACCAAGTCTGTGTGGTGAATCTAAATCTCTTGAAATAGTAACTGGTTTTGATCTTGAAATTAAATTATCAAATCCCAAAACAACTTGTGCTGTCCCAGTAACAGTCACCATAAAATCCCCTGCAACTGGTCGCTCATAGAACTCACCACTTGCAGAAAATTTATCTGACGAAATATGCACAACAGCCCTATCTGTTGCTTTTCTTGCTTTTAAAAAAACAGTATTTCTAAATGTAGAATCAGCATTTAACTCTGTAATCATCCTATCTCGAAGTGCAATCTCATACCCAACTTCCCCAGCCTGTACAGTAAAAATCTTTGTATAATCTGGTAAATCCCTATCAGGACTTGTTGGATCTCCACTTGTACCTCTAATAAAAACAGTCCAAGTATTCCCAGCGGCTCCTGTATTTATAATCTGAAAAAATGAATCTGGTTGCTGGTCAAAACCAAATGTACTTGTAACAGTAACAGTTCCATCAATAGGCATAGCAGTTATACCATCTGGCCTTACAATACTTTGAATGTTTCTAAAATTACCTAAAGAATCCCTTCCATAAATTTCAGAATTTGTAGCAATACCTTTTGTAGAATTTGAACGAGACACGACCTCGGCTACATCGCCACTTGGCCCTTCAATACCAATTAAATTATCATCTCGTTGGATACCAGCCATTAAGATTTAACCTCTTCTTTTGGTTCATCTTTCTTACTTTTTTTAATTGGATCTTTTTTCATCTTTGGAGGCTCGCTAAGTTTAATCTTAATTGCATCACGAAGATTTACTAACCATTGTAAAGACTGGATAAGGGAGCTTAATTCAGCCCCCTTAACATTAAAATTCGCTTCTACAATCTGATTTGAAAGAAATTGTAAATGCTTTAAATCAGATTCTTTCCATTCCATTAAGCAGCCTCTAAAATCCTAACATCATTAGTACCAGAAGCAGCTATTGCCCAGATATCAACATTCTCTCCCCACTCCATTGTCATTGAAGAGTTCTTTGGTAACTCGATTCCATTACTTGTAGTAACAGAAGCATTCATACCAATATAGATTGCATTAGATGAAAGATTTTGTATTGTAACACTCTTTCTTCCAGCTAAAGGAGTTGATGCAAGCTCACTTGCAGTTGAAGTAACATCTTGATCTGTATTTTTAATACTCATATGAGCAGAGTTATTCACATAAATGCGTCTATAAATATCACCTGCTAAATTAAATCTATCGCCACTATCAACAGGATCGGCACTTAGTGAAGCATACGCCTTACCACCAACTTTTAATGGATTTTCTGAATCAGCTGCATCGTCTGCAACACCTGAACCAGTAAAATCTAAATCAGCTACAACTCTTAATCTTCCAAGAGAATCTACCTGAAATGGAGCATAATCCCCATCAGCAGAATGCAAAGCTCCTTCTGTATGATTAGCAACAGCTAGTACAAAAGCACCTCTGTCACCTGAAACGTGTGCTGCATCTTCCAATTTAAAAGCAGAAGCAATAACATCAGCATCAGCTTCAATTGCATCAAGTGAAGTATTTGCATCATTATCTCTAACTTGCAATTCACCAGCTGCACTTACTAAAGCTAAGTCTGTTCCATCCCCAATTCTTACTGAATCTTGTGTGTGGGATAAATCCCTAATATCTAAATCAGTCGCAGTAACCACTATGGAGGCGTTTACTACGTTTACATCCAATGCCTGTTTACCAGAAACAAGCGTACTTGTAAGTTTATCTCCGTCACTGTCTAAAAGGACAGCACCAATGTTCGGCTGCGTAATCGCAGAATCAAACACGATTTTATCTAAATTTAAACCACTCATTTATTTCCCTCCTTGGAAATTGTTTATGTATGTCTTAAAACCTCTACTATATCGTTAGTATCAGTCTGAAAGTATATCGTTTGTCCATCATAAGGTCCATCAAGTGTGAAAGAGTTTCCCTTTGGTACAGTAAAATAAGTAACACTTGAGTTACCTAATATGAATGCAAGTTTAATCACACTCTGTCCCCTTGCTCTTATTACAATATCTTTTGTGCCATCTGGCAAGGCAAGGCTAGTTTCAACATTCGCTGTAGTTGATACATTATCAATTAATGGCGTTTTTGTTGGACTATTTGCTGTAACATTAGAGGCAATATTGCCATAACTTCCTACTGCCATTATGGATTCCTATTCATGAGGATCTCATAATCAACAGCTGCAACATTCCCTTTAATGACAAGCTGAGTAAGTCCACCTCTCGGAGTCCATGTCATACTTGATCCTTGGGCTAAAGTCTTAAACAAAGTTCCCCCATCAAAACTAATATACAGTTTATTAGTTGAAGCTTGATCTACAACACATTCAATTAAAACTTGAGTTATAACACCGCCTGCCACAGCTGGGATCGGTGTGTTACTAGCCCCCACTGAACCATTTAGATGAATTGTATCACCTGTATTTGGATTATCAGCTGGAGCATCAGCAGCAGTGGTTGAAACAGTGCCAGACTTAACAGATACATCTAAGGCAACCTTATTGCCACTTTCTTCAGTGACAGTAACAGGAAGCTGATTTACTGAGCCTCCAGAGTTCTTAGATGGATATCCTTTAATGTCTGTTGCCATCTTTACTTATTCTCGTCGAACCACAAAGCCACTTCAACTGTTGCTTGTTGTGTTGCGCCACTTAAGGTTACAACAGCTCTAACATTTGCAAACATTTTACCAGTATTAGCCGTAATGTCTTTTATTTCAGATCCATCAGCACCAACAATATTTGTAAATGAAACAACATCAAACCAATCATCTCCATTAGGTGAATGCTGAATCTTTGCTGCCACTGTTGTGGCTGCATGAACAGATGTTGCCTTAATAAAACCAAGAAAGTTTTGAGATCTTGGCTCTAAGCTTCGCTTTTCACCTGTTTCTGAGGCAGTAAGTGCTTTATTTATTAATTCTCTTCTACTTGTAGTAGCCATTTTATTTCCTTTAAAAGAAGAGGAGGGTTTATCCCCCCCTCTATTTTAATTAAATTGCATCTGCGGCATCAGATCCAACAATTAAAACGTGCATATCTGCATCAGCTGCGGTTGTTCCATCAGCTGCGGCAAAAGTCTTAATTGTACAAGCTGAAACCGAAACAGCACTAACAACAGCATGAACGCCTGCTGCCTGTGCGATCGAAACATGAACTTCTGGAGCCCTTTGAAAAGCCTCATCAAAAGTTAATGTGTAATCACCTGTTCCGTTATCAGTTAAAGTCATTGATAAATAAGAACTACCACTTAGAGCAGCTGTTCCAGTTCCATCAAGCTTAACAGACATCATTCTCATTAATCTTTGATCTGATTTTATGCTTCTTGCGAATGCCATATTAAATCCTTTCCTCAAGTTTAAGGCACTTGGAGCCTAAATTTAGGTGGGCAAGAAAGTGAATCCATCCACTCCCCTGCCCTTCTGCTAGCAGATTTAGCTAACAGATTATGTTGCAAGTCCTGTAATAACTCCGTGGAAACTAGGAACAATGTAATTCTCTAAGTAACCGCCGTAGCGAGCTGAGTAAGAATCTGCACTTGCAGATCTTAAAAACACAGTTCCGTCATCGTCAAACCAGCCGAAATCTGGTCTGTGGTGAGCTTGAATGTAGTTATCATTTAACAAATACACTCTATCGTCTTCCACAAATCTCTCTGGGAAAACTGGCACTGCTCCTGCGCTTGACATGAACTCTAAGCCTTTAAAGCTTAACTTTCCTTTCAAATCTTCAGATCTTGGCTCTACAATGTATTGCTTTTGATCTTCGATTAAATTTAAAAGCTTTCTATACTGAGTAAAACTCATAACGATTAAGTTAGGAACTTTACCAGATTTACGCTGAACTTCTAACATCACTTTATTTAAAAGATCTGTTGTTAATCCTGCGCCGCCAGCTGCTTCTTGAGTAGCTTGCCATCGTCTTCCAACTGTAATGCTATAAAGAGAACCAGATGTAGCATCTAATGCACCCTTTAATCCTTGAGGATCATTGTCCTTAGAATTTTGCATATATACAGAGTGAGTACCAGCGCCGATCATTGTTAAATCATCAGAGCCAGAAATTCTTAAAAGAGTGATTGCTTTAGTAGCTGGGGCCACTGAAACAACTTCCCATACTGAAGATAAAGAGTTCACATTAACATAATCTCTTTCTTCCCAGTTTGCTTCTTTCCAGCTAGCTGCTGTGATTGTCAAAACTGGATCTGTAGCTGTTCCAGCTGCGTTTCCAGAGAATTGACCAAGCTTGCCAGAGGCATCATTGAATAAGATCCTTGAACAGTTTCTCATCCATGATTCAACACCCTTTTGAACAACTTCTTTAGTAGCTCTAACAAAAGCACCCTCATCGTTCATAGAGGCTTTAATTGACTCACGCTCGATTTGTACAACTGAGTATACTTTCTTTGCTGTGATTAAAGCATCTTGGTAATCAGCTACGTTTGCAGTCGGCAAACTTCCAGAACCCACACCGCCTTGAAAGCTGAATGGAACTGGAATAAATAATTGCTTACCAGTAAAATCATATTGCTTCTTCATTCTTCCTAATAGTACGTTTGCACTATTATAAACATTGTCTGACAACTTACCATACTTGATCTTAAACAAGTTGGTAGCTGCGCTTAAACTAAATTCTGCCATAATTATAATCCTTTATAATTGATCGAATGTTATTGCTTCAACATTCGGGTTAATTGCCTCTTTCCGAGCTTGGGGTTTACTCGTATCTGTCGGCATTGACTTCTTAATCTTCCTGTTAAGAGTCTTGGCTTTATCAGATCCATATACCTCAATGGCTATTTCCTTTAATTTTTCTAAAGATAGCCCTTTGTTGGCTTTATAAACTGATGCCAATTCTTCAACTGCCCCATCATTATCAAGAAGACTTTCATCAATCTCAGTTAAGAACTCGCCAATTGCTTTATATAACCTTTTGTCATTTGCAAAGTCGGCTAAAAGCTTTGGAGTTATCTCTCCTTTGATTTCATTTTTTGTCTTCATTGACACTAACTCTTCATAAGCCTGAGAAATATCCTCATCTTTAAGATCATATTCTTTTTGAAGGGTAACTAATTCCTCTTGAGTGCGTCGCAATTCTTCTTGCTGCTTTTCTCTTGATTCATAGCTCTCAGCTTTTTTCTTGTACTTATCTATTTCTAATTGTTTCTCATATTCCTTACGCTCGCCCTCAGACATCTTTTGAAATTTGTCTACTGAGTCCATAACTTGAGCTAAGAATTTAACTTGAACTTCTTGAGGATCAAGTCCTGCATATTCTATTGTTTGTAAAAACGCTGCATAAGGATCTGTTTTTGATGTTTCTACTAAAGTCTTCATTGCATTAGATAAAACATTTGCTTGTTTTTGAACTTCTTTATCTTTTCTATCAACTTCAGTAAACTTTTTATCCCATGCCACTTTACCAGCATAGTTTTCTCTTATATCTTTAAATGAAACATCTTCCCATTTATCATTGATTTTCATTCTAACAGTGGCATCATCTCTTAAATCAAGAGCTTGATCGCCTTGTTTAACTTTATATGTTGCAACCTTTTGGTCTTTTAATTCTTTTTTTACTTCTTTTTGTTCTTGAGAGCCTTCTTTCTTCTCAATCTCATCGGTTTTTAATTGATCTTCTTTTGAAAGTTCTTTTTTATTCTCGGATTTTGCTTCTTGTTTTGGTTTTGCATCGGCTTGAGAGTCTTTGCTTTTAGATTCTTTTTTAGAGTCATGAAGCCTTTCAAGCTCATCAAAGCTTGCTGCACTTTCGCCGCCAACCTTCTGAATGGGTTCGACAACTTCAGCCGTTTGTTCATTTGTTTGAGTTCCTTGTGATTCTTCCATGATTTCCTCTCATTTATAGAGCCCCAGTTGGTTCAGTCATTGGAGGCGGCATCATTGCTGCCTCTCCAGCTGGTTCTAATATTGGTTGCATTGGTTGAGCTAAAGCTTCATTAGCTACAGCTTGTGGAATTCCCTCTGGAGCAGGCGGCATCATTGGCTCACTTACTGGCCCAGGGGAAAGAAGCGGTTGAGCTACAATTTGAGCTTCTGGCTCAAAAAACATTGGGAATTGTGGCAGTGTAGATAAAGCTTGCATATATTGAGGATTCTTTTTACCAGCCTCAACCATTAGCATCTCTGTTGCCATAATATGATCTTGAAACTTTTGCTTTATCTCTTGTGGAACATTTTTCTTATATGATCTTGTCTGAATTTCTTTTGTATGAACCTTCCAGTGTTGGATTAACATCTCGTAACCCTCTGGCGGCTCAACATCAGATCCATTTAGTAATGAATCATTTTCAGCTTCAGCAGCCCTAACAGCCGAAGTAGCCTCATCCATAAACTTTTCAGTTTGACCAAAATCTAGCATATCTAAAAACTGCTCATCTGAAATAACTGTTGGAAACTTTTCTTTTAGATCCATTAAATATTGAACTCTTGCCGCTTTTGACTGAGGAAGAGCAGTTGAATTTTGAATCCTAATATCAAATGGACGCACTAAATCTTTAGTCTCAATTCCCATTGATGCCCACTCGGAATTTCTTCCAAGTACCATAATGGTTCTTTTATCTGTGTCTTCATAATAATCAGCACAAGTGGAAAGAGTCATTCTTGCAGTCTTAACTATAAAATCATTATACTTTGCAACCTCTGCATTCGCTCTTTCGTTTTCTTGTTCATTTAAAAACTGTAAGGCAACGCCTGCTTTAATTCCTGGAGGAGGCTCCCCTCTGCTAACACCAAACACACCTGAAACTAACTGCATATCTTCTTTCAGCTTATCTCTAAAATTAAACACCTCAGTTGGGGTTGGATTAGCCTGACTTAATATTGGAGGCTGAGTCCCATGATATCTAACAATAGTAATATCATTTCCTAAAGCTTCTACTTTTACATTTGAAGCAGTTGGTACGAACCACTTGGGATGAGCAACCAATTGCTGATTTCTTACAATCATAGATGTTAGATTATTAAGCTGTGCTTGTAATCCTTTAATATTAGAATAAAAAGATCTTCCATGTAACTCGCCTGGAGTTTCAATATCAGTGAGTCTGATATAAGGAATCTCTCCATGAGAGTAAGGGCAAATTGTGTTTTCTAATAGACAGTCTTTTGTAAATACAATCTTTCTTCCATGAGGCATTTGCTTAGTTTTCTTATGCCACATTTCTACAACAAGCGTTTCATTTTGAAGCTTTTCTTCTTCAAATTTCTCAATGTTGTACCACATTGTATCTTTCTCGTTTTTAATCTTACTTGCTTTATCTGGATAATCTTGTCTTAAAGATTCTGTGTTTTTAATTCTAACTCTAAATACATATTCAACATCTTCCCATTTTCTTTGCCGCTGAGGATATACATCAAGAGGCAAAACAGCCTCCATGCAAGCTTCACCTGAATGAACCTCATCTTCTATATAGATAGGCTTTCCTGATTCATCTTTTTTAGGATTTCCATTATCATCTAAAACAGGTACTTGCTTACCTCTCTTAACTGCATCTTTATAATCAGGATGAATTGGGCCTTTATCAAAGTCCCAATAAATATGAAGATAGGCTTCGCCACAAATATAACGCATTAAAACTATTTCACCAACTTTTTGATCTAAGTTATTGATATAACTAACATGATCCCAAAGAGCTTTACTAACTTTTGCAGCAACCTTGTCCCTAAATTCATCATTTGTAGGAATAATAACAACATCTGGCTTATATTTAACGATTCTTGATAATTTTTGCTGAGTTAGATCATATAAATGATTAACTACAATCTTTTGAGTGAGTCTTGACCTGTCACCCTCTCGATCCCTATTAGATTGTCTAGTTTCTTGTGATAAATATTGAATACCTTTATAAAGAGCGATGTTTTTTTGAACTTCTCTGATTCTATCTTGAGATTCTTTTCTTAAAAAGTCGAATTCACTGTTTAACCACTCTAAAATCTTCTTTTCATTGGCTGGATCTTCAAGGTTTATCGACCAAAGTGGTTTATCTGCTCGCTTAATGTCTTGGCTATCCGAAGCCCATATATCAAAACTACTCACATCTCACATCCTTAGAGATTATTGAAGCTCGTCGTCTTCACCTGCTAGCTTCTTTTTTAATTCTTCATCTATTATTTCAAATCCATCTTTATCTATTTTGGTATTTAAAGGAACATATTGAATTGTATGAGTTGATTTCTCTTTAGCTCGCCATTCGATCCATAATTTAACAGACATTGTAAGATTAATCGCAGAAATAACAAGAGATGTTAGGGCTAAAGCTTCGGTCATCCGTTACCTTTTTAACTTTGTGGCAAGATATGCCCTCAAGACAACCATATCTTGACCAGGGCACTCTTTACCTGAATTGAATTCATGGTGTCCAAAGAAATTATCAATGTCAATCTTATGTCTTTTATAGATTTCGTTGTACAGCGTCACAAGTGCATGAAGCTGCATCTCTGTCATCCTTCTAGTGCCAACATAACAAATGCCAATAGAGCCAGTATTATAGCCTTTGCAATGAACCCCAGGCTGAGTTTCAGGTCTTCCGACTTCGATCTTACCCGACCTTCTAATGACATAATGATATCCACACCAATTATCTTTGCCGTCTTTATCTTTAAATGGTCGCCAGCCGTTTTCTTTGTGCCAGCGACTTATTTCAGCCATACCGATATTGTCGCCAGAATCAGGAGTTGCAGCGCAATGAAAAATAATCTTGTCAATTGCCATGACCAATAGTTTAAACGCACTACTTACCCTAGTCTATCGGACTAATATCCAGACTTTACTTTTTTACGAGCAAGTCTTAGAGCGATAGCAACAGCCTGCTTTTGAGGCTTACCTGCTGCCATCTCTGTTTTGATGTTCTTTGAAATTGTTTTCTTAGAACTTCCCTTTTTTAAAGGCATTATTTAGCTTTCTTAACTTTTTTCTTTGTAGCTTTCTTCTTTGCCACCTTAGCGCCCTTGGATACTTTAGCTACTTTGGCTAATTTTGTTCCTTGCTTTACCTTTAAAAGGCTTTCATCCCATACTCTCATGACCATTCCTCCAGTTTTTCACCTGTTTCATCCCAACCAGGGAAATCATCGGTGATCCTCGCTCCCCTGAAGTTTTCATCGTCAGCTTCTTTTTTAGGCTCGTCAACTAAATTTAAAGAATAGCCATGTTCGCTTAAAAGGTATCGAAGGTTATCAATCATGTGGTCGTTCTTTTTTGGGATTTTTCCTTTATCATCTTTAATATAGTTTTCCATTTCCCAATACATCTTTGCACATCTATCACTGAACACTAACTTATTATTTAAAAGAGCATCTTTAATTAGTGACAATCCCATCTCTTTATCATTCAACGCTTTCTTTGTCGGGCCAAACCCCTCATCATATCTATCAGACATTTCATTAATAAACCATGCCGCTGCCTCATCTGCGACCTGAACCCATTCCCCTCTCTGGTATAATTGGGCTTTCTTCTCAATGATTTTTTTGCCGATATAATTGACAGTCGTGTTTGCTTGCGATTGTTCATATAATTCATCTAACAAGTAGATCTTTTTAGTATATGGATTAACCGCTGCAAATAAAACAGCAAAACAAGTAACTGTACCAGGATCAGCAATTACATACCAATTAAGCTTCTTTAAATCATAGCGAAGCTCAGACATCAGTCTATCATGAGGTTTAATCATTGACTCTTTTAACATTGGAAATATAGAAGCCTTACCTCCCTTAACATATCTTCCCTCATATTCCCTTTCCCACTCATCCGAATCACCTCTGTCAATTAGCTCTTTTCTTTTATTACTAAGCCATTGTTTATCCACATAGGGATTTTCTGAAGTTGGTCCACAATACCAAAACTTTGTTGAGCTTTGTTTAAAGTCTTCAGCCATCTGAGTATATTGGCAGTCATGATCGGGAGGGGTTCCAATGATAACTAGCGGAGCATTATAAACTAAAAGATTTGGCTCCATAGAATGATGAAACTCTGGCCTAAAATCTTTAAACTCTTCATAGATAATTAAATGAGGTTCAATTCCACGATATGATTCATAGTTATCTGAGCCATCACACTTAATGAAAGAGCCATTCTTAAAGTTAATTCTTAACTCTGTATTATTAATACCACTAGAACCAGGAAGGAGCCACTCTCTAGGTCCAAAATTCTGCACTCTCTTATTAGCCCAAATAATCTCTTTGGATTGTTTTTGAAAAGGAGAAATATAATAACAGGAAGATCCTGGATGAGATTCAGCCCACCTCCAAAGAATATATAATATTAATTCAGTCTTTCCCCATTTTCTTCCTGATTGTACAAATATATTTGTGATTTTATCTTGAAATAAAGCTCTTCCTACTGGGATTTGTCCATTATGAGGCTCCCAGTCTTTATGAAGAGCGTTTATAATTTCTGCATATTTAGAGATTACAGGATCTACAACCATTAGTGAAACTTACTTGGTTTAATCCTAGTTATAACATCTCGCCAGTCATCTTCAAACTCTTCACACTCAAAGCCAGTATCATCAACAATCTCAACTTCACAAAGGCCAGCATCAACTAAGAATTTTAAATACCATGCTTGTAATTCTTCAAGACTAACTCTTGGATCAACCTCTAATGTTTTATCTTTATATTGTAATCTAATTTTTTCCATCTTTAATCCAAACAATATAAGCAAGTTGTCCCAGAGTCGAGCGAATGTTTTTTTGGCCCTCTTTATAAAATTCATGATCCTCATCCCCACAGAATTCAGACATTTGTTGTTTGTCTGGATCTATAGGCCATTCTTTCGCCTTTGCTTTCTTTGGCTCGTCACCCATTCCTTCCCAGAAAAAAGAAAGGTCCCTTGAATAGTGGCGACATCTATTCACATAATCTCTAGGAATTAACCCAATTACTTCCCTCGTGAGTCCAGTGAAGAAAGAATTAAGCCAAGGCCAACTAAGAGACCAAGTGTAGAAAGTGGAAGCTGCAAAACTAAATCTGAGAAAGTGATTATCGCAAATCCTAGAGAGAATGTAGCTGGCTTGAATACATACATTATCATTATTATATCCACGCCTAAACCAGACGCCAGCTGTAGGGAATAAAGTTGTTAAAAACCCACCATAGAGCCAGTATCTTTTATTAAATTCTAAGACTAAAGCCTGTCTTAGATCCTCATGATACTGTGGTAGATCCCAAAGTCTTCTTAAATAATCTATAGCTTTTATTCCACACATAATTCCACATAGATAAGTTATGTCTTGCGCTCCAACTGGAATTGGAGTGGCTGAGTTTTGATATCCTGGTTTAAAATTAGCTACAGTTGAAATCTTTCCAGAGGTTTTAAGTCCTTTATTTTCAAAAAGGTGTCTTGCTATCTCAACCATTTCTTTAGAGGTGTTATGTTTGTCATGAATAAAACCAAAACAAAAACCAACCAGCATATCTCCGCTTACAGGAAGATCTTGAAATCTAATTATGCCGCCGTCTTTGTTGGCAAAATGAAACCCACGTCTTAACTCTGTACCAGTCCAGCATCTTGCTAGGGCCTTTGCTGCAAATGTTGTATCCATTTTAAGTTTATTTAAAATGCCGACATAGATTCCTTGCCTTGCACAGAAATGGTCTATATTTGCTATCTCGCCCGACTTAACCCAATCTGTTCTATATCTCATTTGATAACAATCAAAGCCATGCATTCTAACAATTGGAGATTCTTTTAATAGACGATTTATTCCCTCATCTAATTCTAAATCTGATATTTTTTGTTCAGTTAGATTCCAATACTTTTCATTTAATTCATGAGTGAAGTTTCTAATTTGTTGAAGAAACCAAAGTAATAATATTGCGCCAATCTTAATTGGCATTAAAGTCCAATTAATTATTAGTCTCATTATTCCACACTTTTTGTTTTATTTCTTCTACGACCTCTGGATGAACATATTTCCTTAGTTCTGCTATCTCTTGTTTTAATTTATCTACTGTTTCAACATTGATTGGCTGAATAACCCCATGAGACTCATATAAAGCATGGTCATATTCGCCATTATAAACAAAATGATTCATTCTAACTCCTATTGGCTGGCATCCCTGGGATCGAACCAGGCTGGTCTTCCTTAACAGGGAAGCGCACTCACCCTGAATGCTAGATGCCAATCATTTATTTCTAATTATAAATGAGTCTATTAAGAAGTTTGAAAGATTTTCAACTATTATTTCTTCTAAGTCTTCAGATATCTTGGCACAGTGTATTCCACACTCAAACATTACAGCATGAAAACATTCATGTATTAGAGTGCGTTTGATTAGATCATTACTTAGATTGTTATTTATGTAGATTGTTTTTGTTTCAAAATCACACAATCCATCATTTTTATCTGAATCTGAGAAATCATCTGTGTGCTTAATGCTATAAACTGCACCTTTAATATTTAATTCTTTTGGAAGTTTCATTTATAAAGCTTTCCATTATACATACACTGGTAATCAATTATGTGAACTATTTGGTTAAAGAAGTTTTTATTTGGAAGCACATGACATATCGAGAAAGCATGACACCATTGAGCATGATTTTGTATGTAATCCATTACAGGTGATTTAATGTCGGCAAGAGTTCCATTTGAAATACCTCTGTAAACCTTCCCATCAAGTGCAACAATTTGATTCTCTTCTACTCTGTGAGTGTGTCCATGAATTACGGATGCCATCGCCCTATTAACTGTTGTTTTTGAAGAGCTTCCAATTGGACAGTGCCTTGCGATGAGATGTGAATTAAGAATGTTATATTTTTGATTAGCATCATAAGGAATAAACCTCCAGCCTCTATCTTTTATTTTAAATAAGTCCTCGACTCTAAACATTGAGAATAGTTCTAGTGCTTTATGTTTTATATATCTTGCAAGTCGGTGCTCATGGTTACCCTCTATAAACACTTTAGAGGCTTTAGGAAACAGCTTATCAAGTTCATCCATCTTTTCATTTACCGCATCTACCTCATATAAAAGTAGCTGTACGAGTTGTGGATCTTTTGGGCCATGCTGATTGATTGAATAAAAGTCAGCGAAATCACCTAAGATAACAATCTCATCAGGCTTTACATCTTTTGCTACCTTAAGCATTAGATTATATGATCTCTCGTCTTGATAAGGGATATGACAGTCTGGGATTATAAGAGCTTTCTTAATATCGGACTTGAATAGGCCCATCACGAATAGCTTAAAATTTAAGATAATTTAAGATTAGTCTTTTTTTGATTCTTCTATCAGTTCTGGTTCTAAGACTGGAAGTGCCGTGACAGGAATCACATTTAAAAACTTATCCTTCTGTATAGCGTCTTTTAAATCTTTTAAATCAACTGGCATTACTTCAACTCTATCTGTTGCTTCACCTAGATCTAGTTTCAAGATCTTATCAACATCAGCAAATATCTCTGCTACCATTTTAGCCTCTTGCAAAGTCATTGGCTTGTCAATCAATTCTCTTTCTCTTGCTTTAAGAGCTGAGTTAATTAGATACAAGCAAGACTTACCAATCTCAGCCATCATTGGAGATTTATCTTGTTTGTATGCTTGTATTATCTTTTCATCTAAAACATCACGCTCTTTATACCAATCCTCTCTATTGATAACCTTAGAGAGATAATCACGAGACATACTAACTTTCTCTGCACAATACTCGATAGAATAATGCTGCATGAAATATTCTTTAGCTATTTTTATATCAAGCGAATGGTCTTTATCTAACCTTTTGCCCTTTGTGCTCAAGCTCTTTTACCCTCTCATCTAATTTAACAAGTGCTAATAAAACCCAAGGTAGGGCTTTATCTGGATCTTCTTCTCTCATCAGATTCTTTCCAGTTACTTTCTCTACTATGTTATTGATCTTGATTATTGTCTCGTCTGTTTCTGGTAGCATGATTCACCTCAATTATTTGATCCATTATTTCCATTGTGCTTAATATAGCAGCAATCTTTTGTGGATAACTTAAACCTTCTGTCACAAGACGAGCATACTTAAACACTATATCATCTATGAGCTGAAGCTTCTTTTCTGTCACGTTTTGAGCGTCCATGCTCTTTCTTGCCTTCCACTTTTGGGGTTAATTTTGGCTCTACTGGCTTCTCATATTGAGACACTAATTGGTATAATTGTACTAGTTCATTTGGACTACGATCCTTCAATACTTGATAGATATAATCCTTTTTTTTCTTCTCTAAAAGGTCTGTGATTTCTTGTCTTATAACTTCCTTTTGCGGCTCTTGAAAGAACTGCGCTTCGAATGTTTTGAATATTGATTGTACTATAGCCTTAAGCTCTTCTGTGTTTTTTTCCATAGATTGAGCTTCATTAGTCTTAAATCGTCTGTCAAGAAAAGAAAAGCCCATCTTGGGAGACAGGCTTAAGGAGTTTTATGATTTCAAAATGAAAAATGAACCAAACTAGTCTAGTGTATATCTTTACCAGACTTCAAGCTGCCCTGCGGCATAATTCCATTATCATCAGCGAGACTCTGTGCTTCCTCGGCAACCCATTCTGCCATTAATCGAAGAAATTGATCGGCTTCAAGTTTATCAGGGCTCTTAATTGTTAGCTTAAAGGTCTTATAATCTTTAGTTTCAAGCTTAAACTCAATACCTTTATCTTCATCCTTAACCTTCATAATTCGATTTTAGGCTGTATTGGTATGTTTACCAGTCCTGATTGCTAAAAAATCAACCTTGGGCTTTTATTTGCGTTAAAACCCCATTTTAAAATACTCTATAGCCCTCATCTGCTTGTCGGCTAGATTGTCTATGATTTCTGACATCATGCGCAAGGCTTCTTGCTTGTTTTCTTCATCTTTTGGATCGAACTCAATAAGTTCTAAATCAGCCCTCATCTTGATCCAATCAAACATATCAGTTCCAGCAGCATCTTCTACTAGCCATTGGGTTCTTAATTCTTTTGTTTCATTTTTGCCAGAAGTATTCTTTTTTAGGTTCATTGAAAACTGCCTTAGAAGCTCTTGTGGGTTTTGATTGTTCTTGTTTTGGTTTTGCATCAATAAGCTCCTTTTCTGTGATTTTTGATTTTTCCTTTTCATAATTTAAAGTAAGTATTTTTTTGTAGTTACCAAATCTAAGTTTCTTTGGTTCTATAACTGGACCTATTTCTTTATCTTCATGGAAGAATAAAACATTTGAACAAGGGTACTTACTTCTTTTGGAGCCAGACACAGATCCATCTTCATCCCCAGACTGGGATGCTATAACAACATGGCACTCTAGCTCTTTAGCTAAGTCTTCAAGCTCGATGAATGCCTTCTGTAGCTCTAGCCACTCTGGGGAGTTTCTTGTTGGGTTAAGCCTTAGCTTTTGGTCATAGTCTACAAATATAATTCCTAACTTTGATTTTAAGCTTATGGCTCTAGCCATGTTTTTAATTTCATCAAGGGATTTGTCTCGTCCAGGGGTTAAATAAAAATCATGAGTATCGCAAAGATAGTTGGTTAATGTTGAGACATTTGGTAGGCTACCAGACCTAACTTCATTCCAAGATGTATCTGTTAAAGACACTATTAGTCTTCTAACTATATCGCTTTTTGACATCTCCATATTCACAAATAAAACAGGCATTTGCTTTATTGCGGCTGCTGCCAGATTAAGACAAAAGTTTGTTTTTCCAAACCCTGTTTGAGCAAGAAGCATTGTGACTCTTGCTGGATTAAAACCGCCTATCATCTGAGAAAGAAGTGGAAACCCATTTAGATTTAAAACAGTTTTACCTTCTTTGATTTCGTTAGAGAACAGCTCTAGCTCGGAGTCGATGCAAGAGCTTAATAAGAAATAATCGTCTTCTATCTGTTTTAGTTTGACAAGCTGTGGATAGACTTGGAATAACAAGCTGGGATTTTCTTGCATTCTCATCCCGAGGTCCCTCGCCCTGTAATTAAATAACATATCTCGTATTAGGAGGTTAAGTTCATTCTGGTCGAACGGTATCTCCGACAACACCTCGTTTGATTGCAGGTTGGCTAGAGAAGAAAAAATTTGCTTCATTGTTTCTTCATCTTTTTGATTTTCAAATAGGCTTATAAGCTCCGTATTCTCATCACTTGGAAAGTCTTTTATTGAAAATCCTGTAGCTTTAAATGTTTTCCTGAATGGTTCTGAAGTAATGTAGTAGTAGCAGATTCCTGGAAGATAATCCTTAATGTCTTTAATCATTTTATGATTCCACAATGTTTTAAAATTGAAACTGTTATGTATCTTTTATAACCATATTTGTTGCCAGAAGACCAGATCTCAAGAGCTTTATCGGTATTAGCAATTCCGTTTAATAAAAACTCCCACTCTTCATAAGTTTTAAAACACAGCACAACTTTTGGAAGATGCCTTGTGAAGTCTGCTGTCATTTTGCATTGTGTTATATCCTCAAGCTGTTTTATCATTTTTTTTATATACTCAGAGTTTCTAATTCTTGATTCAAAAAGTTCAGAATCAGATTTATTTTCAAAATCTAAATTATCAAAATCAACTGATGAAGTAGATTGATTGTTATCAAAATAATGCTCAGAGTCTTGATTTGAGTCCTCTACTTCTTCTTTATTTATTAATTCTTTATCTCTATCTATAGCAAAAAAATATGGGATAAGTATTTGATTTTCCACAAGTTCGCTTACCGCTAAGTTGTACCTATCTTGTCGTAAACCTGTCGCTAACCTGTTTGTGACGCTATGTATACTTGTCGCTAAGTGGTTCTTACTTGTCACTATGTTGTAGCAAACGTGCCATAAAACCGCTTTTGCCGCAGGGCTTAAATTCATAAATTTATCACTTCTAATTAATGAAAGTGGCATCTTAAACCAGCTAACATTTTTACCTTTTATTGACCTATTTAGAGACTCTAATTCAGGTATACTGAACGCATCATTTTCCATAAACACTCCCGTTAAAACAAATTAAACCACAGTACACGACAAGTCAATGCAGCGTGTAATGATTACACATAGGCTTGATTTTGTACATACATTTGTCATACAATCCAGCCCATAAATGCAACAAGTAATGCAATGCGGATGTCAATTTGAAGGAGTATATTTAATGTTTAATATTTCAAATGTCGAGCCTTTTTGCCAAAAACATAAAGCCACAACAGATGAAAAAAAGCTTAGAAAAGCCAAATGCGAGTTCTGTTCTAAGACAGTTTTAAGCCATAAAAACCTTAAAAGCTTTAAAGAAAGATCTTCGCTAAACTATGACCTATTTGACTGTGGTTGTGTAGAAAGAGAGATTTTATGAAAATGTCCATATTTATGTCTAAAGAGAATGAAATGCTTCCTTGGGTTATAGAGCTTGAAGATGGGACTAGATATTCTTTTAAGCACGTCAATATACATCTTCCATGTTTCACATTTAAAAGAGAAAACAAGTCGCCTCCTTATGTGATTAGAGTTGATGGGAAGCTTTTTATTTCTGATGAAATTGCAACAATTGAAAGAGAGTAAGTGATTATAAACAATGTATTATACTAATGAAAGGATTATAAATGAAAAAAATAGTTAGTGTTACAGAAGTAAGCGGTGAAGGTTTAGAAAAGTTTTTAGGTGAAAGAGTGACTTTGTATTGTCAAATTTATATCTACACAGGAAAGCTTTCGGGAATAAATACGGATTGTGTTTTATTAGAAGATGCTTCAATAGTTTATGAGACTGGCGCATATACTGATAAAACATGGAAAGACGCACAGAAATTACCTAATGATTGGTATGTGATGAAAAATTCAATAGAGAGCTTCGGCATTTTGAAATGAAACGAAAAAACTTTGGAAGAAAAATTCGCTATTTGAGTGGGATTGGGAGTAGGAGTAGGAGTGGGATTGGGAGTAGGAGTTGTAGTGGGAGTGGGAGTTGGAGTGGGAGTGGGAGTTGGAGTAGGAGTAGGAGTTGGAGTTGGAGTGGGAGTTGGAGTTGGAGTTGGAGCAGGAGTGGGAGTGGGAATTTTTAAATGGCAACACTAAAAAAAATATTCGACAAATTCGAATGGAGCGAAATGGAGTTTGAAGAATGAATCAAGATGCATGGGCAGAGGCATTAGCTCTTAGTGTTTTCTTTATATGTGTAGCTTGGGTTATAGTTAGTTTATTTAGATAGGGGCATGGATGAAAGTCTTAGTAGCCTGTGAGTTTAGTGGAATAGTGAGAAATGCTTTTCGCAAACAGGGGCATCAAGCATGGTCTTGTGACTTATTGCCCACAGATAGTGAATCTAAATATCATTATCAATGTGATGTAATGGAAGTAATTAATAATGATTGGGATTTAGTAATAGCTCACCCACCATGCACGTATTTATGCAACAGTGGTGTATGTTGGTTATATAAAGACAAATCAAGGTGGGACAAAATGAGAGAAGGTGCTGAATTTTTTAAAAAAATATTAAATTGTGATATAAAAAAAATCTGTATAGAAAATCCAATCATGCACAAGTATGCTGTTGAAATTATAGGTAGACGACAAGACCAAGTAATTCAGCCTTGGCAATTTGGGCATGGTGAAACAAAAGCAACCTGTTTATGGCTTAAAAATTTACCACGATTAAAGCCAACAAAAATTGTTAGTGGTAGGCACCAAAGACTGCATTTGTTGCCGCCAAGTAAAGACAGGTCCAAGCTTAGAAGTATAACATACCAAGGCATAGCCGACGCAATGGTGGCGCAATGGGGGTAGATAAATGAAATCAAAAAAGATTAAATATACAGAACAAAAGTTAGTACCAGAAAAAGACAGTATAGTTATTATACACACATTTAACAGATACGAGGACAGAGAACAAATTGACGACTTAACTAATTTCTGTAGAAATGCAAGTTTAGTTCGAGATTGGTACACTGAAACATTTAGAAAGCATTATAAATATGATGCTTGGAAAAATGAAGCTAAACAAAAAGGAATTAAGTTACACAACAAAACAGTTGATTTTATATTTGAAAAGATGAAAGAGTATTTTAACGAGGAGTTTTAAATGATCTGCGAACGATGTAAAGAATTAGAAAAAGAATTAGAAGCGGTAAGAATTATTTTATCTTCTGTTTATAAAGAGATAGAAAAATTAAAAGTTAAAAAGGTAACTACAAAAAAAGCCTATGTTGTTAATTGTGATTTCCCAATAATTGCAAGAGATCACATTGAGACTATTGATTAAACAGGAAAATAAAAATGAATTTTGATAAACATCATTTAATTGTCCAACCAAACGGAGATGGCGGTGACACTGCACAAAGAACTGGTATGTACTATTATTTGCTTTGGGTATGGGAACAGATGGGGTTATCAATACTTGGTTGGCCGCTTCCTTTACCAGAAGACTTTGAGCGAGCGTTAAGAAAATTAGAGATAAATGAAACTGGTATATTCATTAGACACCCAGATATGTGGAACTCACCATCGGATTTTTCTAGAGATCAACAAACACCACTTATTATAGCGATGGGTGCATACAAAAGTTATGATAGACTTGAGAGAATGTTTGCCACACATACTGTTAGGTTTGGGAAATATCAAAATTTTGATTTTTCAAGTCCAGAGAGTTTGGGATTTTACATAAGAGCATTTAGATTAAAATGGGCTTATCCAATTCTGTTTATCGGTGATTTATTCATGTTACTTAATAGTTTAATTTTATGTTTTTTTCATGGAAAAGATTTAAATTTTTCTGATGATCAGAATCATATACTTGCAATTCTTCAGGCTATTTACTCAATGCCAACCCCGATCTCCCGAGCCGCAAGATATTTATATGTTAAATTCCGTCCAATAAATTTCGGTGTTACAAAATTAAATGAAAAGAGTCCAGTGATGGGTGCTCTTGCGTGGTATCATAATCCAAGGCACAATGGGATTCAAGAATTTGTGGATTTATGGCGTCCAGTGATAGAAAAGCATTTTACATAAAATAATATCTAGACTTTTTCTAAGTTCCAAATCAACATTTCAATATGATTTGTCCATTTTGTGGTAAAAAAGAAGATTGTGTAGTTTACCCTTTAATAAAAAGCACTATAGATTACAGATTATCAAAGGTGTTGCACAATTTGCAGTTTCAGATTGATGAATTAAAAAAATACGTTCATAAAGAAGTTTTTGAAGAGATTCAAGAGAAGGTTAGTCTTGAGCAGTAGAAAAAAAAGGAAAAACGATATTATAAAAAGGCCTAAGCACTACACTCAAGGAAAAATTGAAGTTATAGACTTTATACTAGATCAGAATTTTTCTTATCTTGAGGGAAA